CTAAACTCTATCGGACCTTTTTTACAGCAACGCATGAAAGAAGAAGGTGTTTTTTGTTATCGTGAACAATTTACGCCATCTAAAGACAAGACGGTTCGCGCACGATCTATACAAGGTCGCGCACAGATGGGTATGGTGTTTTTCCCAGAAAAAGCGTTGTGGAAAAACGATCTTATAGAAGAACTTATTAAGTTTCCTGCAGGTAAGCACGATGACTTCGTAGATGCATTTTCTTTGCTTGGCGTTATGTTGGATGGGTTAAAAGGTGGCAAGCCAGAAGCAGCCCCTATGCAAAACCTTGAACCGCGCAACTATTCTTTTCAAGAGTTAAGAGATAGGTCAAGACGCAAAGCAAGGGGTTGGAGGTCAGCTAAAGAAGCTCCGATAGCAGGTTTTCATGGTCCGCTTAATATTCCAGACGAAGAAAACTATTGGAATAAAGCAGATTCTTAAATTAAATAATGACTTGCTTTATATTATTATTTAATATACATTTTGGGAAAATATAGGAAAATTATATGCCAGTAAGTTATCCTAAAAGCAAGCAAGACCAATTAGCCTTTTGGAATCGCAGGTTAGAACACGCTATTGAGTATTGGCGGCCAGTCTTTGAGCCTTCCCAAACTCTTATAGACATGTATAATAATGACCCTGCTACCACAAGAGAACGAGAAGTTCAGCGTTTAAGTCTTGGTGATTATAAAGATCCGGGCATAAGATCTAAAGCTAATGTGGTGTTTGGTCATATAGACCAGTCTATTGCAAACATGGCTGCTCATAACCCAACCTTTTCTATTACACCTACATCTAAAGCAGGGATAGGTTCAGAAAGAGTTGTAAGTAAGATATCAAATTATTGGTATAAAGAAACGTCACAGTTAAGACACGATAAAAGAGTTTTGCTTGACGCTTACTTATCACCGTTTGGCGCAAAAAAATTAGGGTATAAAGCTGATATAGAAGCTAGACTAATATCTGATAAACTAATAAATCCGGGACAAGTCATAAATAATCCATATGATGAGTCCCTTTATTTGTTAGCAGGTGAACCTACTACTGTTATGCAAGAACAGAACCATGTTCAGCACATAGAAACGCATACACAGTTTTTGCAACAACCAGATTTAGATGAAAGAAGGCAAGAGATTTTAGTTCAGCATATTGCTGACCATCAATACTATCTTGACCATCACGACCCTCATAGAAACACTTCTGTGAAATGGGAGTCTCCTTTTGGTTTACATTGGAATGCAGGGGATGTAATTATAGATCCGCTTGCTGCAGATGGATTGTATGATGCACGATGGATTGCTTTTAGAACGGTAAGGCATATTGACGAAGTTTTGTATGACGACTCGTTAGACTCAAGAGATTTAGAGCCTAACCATCGCATAGCAGGTGCGCCAGATACTGAGCCAGATACATTTCAAACAGATGATTTTGGTCTGGTAGAATCTTATGAGATTTATGCTAGAAACCATATTGTTAATGCTAATCAAAAAGAAAATTTGTGGATAGAAGTTGCTCCGTATCACAGCAGATTTTTGCGGTATGAAAATGAGTGGCCTGTCCAGTCTATGGAAGACTATCCATTAGAAATCTTATCATTGCAAGATGGCGTTAATAGTTGGTTTACTAAAGGCCCACTTATAATGGGTGGTGCTGACTCTATGCAGTCTATGATGAATGAGATTTTAGATTCTTATATTTCTGTTATTAGAAAACAAAAGAATCTTTTCTTGTATGATCCTATGTATATACGAGAAGAAGAAATAGACGCTATCTTAGAAGCTGAAGATATGGAAGCGTTTGAAGTAGAAGGATTGGTTCAAGCGCAAGGTCGTGCAGTGCAAGCAATTCAGTTTGGAGATATTCCACCAGAAAAAGGGGATATCCTTCGGTTAGTTCAAGGAATGTTTGACAGAGCTAATGGAACGCCTCAACCTATTTCGTTGCCAAGAACTGACTCTGCAACTGAAGCAAACATACATGATAGACGCACTACTGCAAGAGAAGATGAAAGAGCAGAAAAGTTTGCTCAATATCAAATACGAGTAGCGCGTAAGTTTTGGCAAATGACAACAGAGTTTAGGCCAGAACGGTTATTTCTTATAGATCCAAAAGCACAAGAAGAGGCAAACATTACAGATGAAATGTCTCAAGGTGAATATGCTTTTGAAATAGATGTAAGTTCTGCAGCGACAGCACTAGCAGTAGAACGTAAACAGCATATGGATTTAATTTCATTGTTACAAAACTTAAACATGACATTAAAAGAGCAGAATAATGGGGTAGGACCAAATATTGGTGAGCTAGTAAAAGACTTGCTAATTAGGGGATATAGAATACCAGACCCAGAAAGGATCTTGCCTTTTATTAATATGGACAATAACATAGCAGATCAAATGCAAAATGTTATTAATCCTATGGCAACTGATCAAGATGGTGGTTTGCTGCCGGAATCAATAGTGGCAAATTTAACAAATCAGCCACAACCGCAGCCACAACCACAGCCACAACCACAGCCACAACCGCAACAGAATAGGGATGTCCGCACACAGCCTGTTCCAAGACCGTCTGCTATTGAAGGCGAAGCAATGAGAGTTGACAGAACAAGGAATATGAACAATTTACGGCAAACAGGAGAAGGAACGTAATGGCAAGGCCCAAAAAGACAGTTGAACCCACGACAAATGAGAAGTTAGCAGATGTATTGGTTTCTTTGCAGAACGCTTCATTGTCTATGGGTGATCGTGATAACAAGCTATATGTTTTGTCAGAAGGACAATACACTCATATTATAAATACTCTACAAGAGGTATTAGGAGAAGAGTAAATGGATATGATGGGCTTTAATTTAGACGAAGATTTAAATAAGGCTGTTGAGTCCTCAAAGGGCGAAGGGTCTATGGGTGAAGATTTAGGTGCAGAACATGAACTTGTATGTATGCAAATAGATGCTATCGATGACCCAGAAGACAAGCGTTTGCCAGAGTTAATTAAAAAAAGGCGTATGTTAGAACGTCAAATTAGGACAAAGCAAAAAATAAAAAGACTTAAAGAAGATATGCAACGGTTGGTAGATGATGACTTTGATGATATGTCGCATATGTCTATGAGGGTTTTATAATGAACAGATTAAGAAAAAGACCTGCAGGAACTCCAAGTCAAATGGCAGGAGCAAGCGCAAGGCCCATGCCTAATAATCGTAGTGCTGCACCTTCAAGGACTGCTCGTCCTCAAGATGATGTTAAAAAGAGGGAACGAGCAGCTAAAGATGCTGCGGTAGCAAAAATTTCGCAGCAATTTAATATTCCCGAAGATGTGCTTCAAGGGTTTACTTTGCAAGAATTGCAGGTTCTTCCAAAGGCATTGTCTAAATTAGATCAATATAGAAATGCAGATCAAGAAGCAGGTAAACCTATGGGTAGATCTGCGCCTCAAATGGAAGATGATTTAAAAAGAGAAATGATTGTTAAGCAAAGAGGTGGTTAATATAAATGCCTTTTTATGATTATTGTTGCGACACATGCGATTTGCAAATAGAAGAACGAAGAAGCTATCAAGAGCGTGATACAGCAAAAAAGTGCGCTTCTTGTAATGGCAATCTTATTTATAAATTTCCTGTAAGTGCAGCACAAGGATACGTTCCTTTTGAGCCGTATTATGATGAATCATTAAATGTAGACATACATGGCATTAGGCATAAGCAAGAAGTAATGAGAGCTATGGGTGTAATTGAAGCAGGTGATAAAGTGCATGGTGCTAGAAATTACGATGATACCTGCGCTGAAAACGTTAAGCCTATAGAAAAGTTAAGTGGTCGCACCTTAGACGATTACCGCAGAGAAGAAGATGTAAGGCAAAAAGAACGCGATAATTTTGTAATTAGCGATGATGATGGCAATATTACAAAAGCAAGCGATTTGCCAGATTAAAACCCCTTAAGGAGCTAATAATGAGTACGCAAACAGTAAGTGCTGTAGATGAATTACAGCAAATGGAAGCTGATATAAATAGTCAAGCTATTAACAATATGATGAATCAGTCTGGCACGACTGAGCGCAATGGTAACACACAAGCATCGGAAAGCCCCAGTAATGGATCTCTTGAAAATGCAGAAAGTGTGGAGAAACGTCCTTCGCGTGGAGATGTGCTTGCTTTTCTGGAAGAGAATGCTGACCAACTACCCGGAGGAGCAGAGTCTTTTCGTGAGATTCAAAGGAGTTTAACTTCACAGTCTAACAGTAATAAAGAAC